TGGAGGTCTAATCGTTGATGAAGACTTAACAATGATGGTAGATGTGTAATGTCAGAAAATAAAAATATTGAAGTTGGTAGAGCATATGAAAATTTTATGGAGGATCAAAACGCTTTAAAGAAAAAACGTAAAAAAAATCCTTACGAAAAAAAGACACCTGCTTATGATGACGGTAAATATTTAGGTAATTTATCAAATCAAGAAATTAGAGATTATCAAGCCGAACAAAACGAAAATAAAAAAACAAGAAAACCAAGAACTAAATTTAAAGCTTCTGGTGGACGTATACATTTAAAAGGCGGTGGAATTTGTAAAAAAGGAATAAACAAAAAGGCTTTTGGAAAGAACTCGTAATGGCCGAGAAAGGATTAAGACAATGGGTGAAAGACAAATGGGTAGACATTGGAGCTCCGAAGAAGAACGGAAAATATCAACCTTGCGGGAGAAGCAAAGGCTCGAAAAGGAAATATCCGAAATGCGTCCCACTTGCAAAAGCCACACGGATGTCAAGCTCGCAAAAGGCGAGTGCTGTCAAACGAAAAAGAGCGGCAGGTAATCCTGGCGGTAAGCCAACAAACGTTTCAACATTTACAAAAAGAAAAAAAGTAAGCATGGGAGGACTAATATGAAAAAACAAAAAGTACAAAAAGTTAAAAAAGTAATTAAGGGTTTAAAGAAAGCATCTAAGTTACATGCTGGACAAGCTAAAACTTTAAAAAAAGTTATAGGAAAAAAGTAGTATGAGAAAACAAGATAACATGCCTGCTAGAAATAAAAAAAATTTTAGATCAACAAAATCTGGTGCAGGTATGACAGCTAAAGGTGTAGCTGCTTATAGAAGAAAAAATCCTGGATCAAAATTAAAAACAGCTGTAACAGGTAAAGTAAAACCTGGTTCTAAAGATGCAAATAGACGTAAATCATATTGTGCAAGATCAGCAGGTCAAATGAAAAAATTTCCAAAAGCAGCTAAAGATCCTAATTCTAGATTAAGACAAGCTAGGAAAAGATGGAAATGTTAGATAATTTTATATATAAATTTTGTCAGACTGTTGACAATATTACAGATTATATAGATAATTGGTGTTATGAGAGATACAAAAGTATTAGAAACTTTTTCAATAGAAAAAGAAAAAAAAGAAAAGGAAAAACATCTGTTTAAAACTCTTCGTAAAGAAGTTGAAACAGGTGCGAACGGAACACAAGATTACATTATTAAGAAAGGTATAAACAAAGGTAAAAAAGCAAATGGACGAACTGACATTAATAACTAAAATACAGAGAGAACTGAAAGAACAATATCAACAAATTGGTGATGCTATGATTTCTGGTAGTGTTGACAATATGGAGAAATATAAGTATATGATGGGACAGGCACATGCCTATTATAAAATATCACAGGATATCTCTAACCTGCTAAACAATAAGGAGCGACATGACGAAAAAGGAACAGTTATCAAATTCGGAGAACCCAAAGATTAAATATGCTTTGGCGGATAAGTACGAAAAAGAAAATAAAGAGATCGAAGATAAAGAACAAAAAACTTACGATAGATTAAAATCAAAAGAATCAGATAGATTACCTCAACCCACTGGTTGGAGAATGTTACTTCTCCCTTTCAAGATGAAAGAAAAAACTAAAGGTGGATTAATTTTAGGACAAGATACTTTAGAGAAACAACAAGTTGCATCTCAATGCGGTTTGGTTTTAGCAATGGGACCACATTGTTATGACAAAGAAAAATTTCCTGAAGGACCTTGGTGTAAAAAAGGTGATTGGGTTGTCTTTGCAAGATATGCAGGGAGCCGTATACAAATTGACGGGGGTGAAGTTAGATTGCTAAACGATGATGAAGTATTAGCTACAATCGATAACCCTGAAGATATACTTCATCAATATTAACAACATAGGAGGATACTATGCCAGACACTGACGAAGTGAAAAAAACAGTTGATATCGACACCTCTGGTCCAGCAATGGACGTCGATTTACCTGAAGAAAAAGATCAAGCAGAAGTTGAACAACCGGAAGTAAAAGAGAACCCGGCTGTAAGACCTGTTGAAGAGGATAAGACTTACGAAAATGAAAGAGAAATCAAATTAGATGATAAGAAAGAAAATACAGAAGAATTAGAACAGTACAGTGATAGTGTACAAAAAAGAATAGCAAAGTTAACTAAGAAGTGGAGAGAAGCTGAAAGACAAAAAGATGAAGCTTTATCTTACGCTGAAAGAACTATCAAAGAGAAAAAACAAACAGAAGCTAAATTAGAAAAAATGGAACCTAATTTTCTTTCTGTGTCTGAAGAAAGTATTACTTCAGGTGTTGAAGCAGCAAAAGCAAAACTTGCAGCAGCTAGAGAAGCAAATGATCTAAACGCTGAAGCAGATGCAATGGCTTCTATCTCTGAGTTAGGTGTTAAAAAAGCTAGACTTGAAGAAGCAAAACTCGCTAGAGAGAATCTAGAAAAACAACCACAAGCAAGACCTGAGGTTAATTTAAGAAGACAACAAGCAGCGCAAGGTTCACCTGATCCTAAAGCTGAAGCATGGAGTGAAAAAAATTCATGGTTTGGTCAAGATACAGCTATGACTTACACAGCTTTTGATCTTCATAAAAAATTAACTGAATCAGAGGGTTTTGACCCATCGAGTGATGAGTATTATTCTGAAATAGATAAAAGAATAAGACTTGAATTCCCGCACAAATTTGCTAATAATAGTAGTTCGGGAGAAAATACACGACCTGCTCCGGTACAAACAGTAGCTTCGGCGAAGCGAAGTACCAAATCTGGTCGCAAAACTGTGAGGCTCACACCATCACAGGTTACTATCGCCAAAAAATTAGGTGTGCCACTCGAAGAGTATGCGAAACAATTAAATATCACGAAGGAGGGATAAGCATATGGAAAATACAATAGATAAGAAGACCTCACGTGCGAGTCAAACAAGAGAAAAAACAGCTCATAAAAAAGTTTGGACTCCACCATCACCTTTAGATTCACCACCTGCTCCATCAGGTTTTAAACATAGATGGATTAGAGCTGAGTCAATGGGATTTCAAGATACGAAAAATGTATCTGCCTCGTTAAGAGAAGGATACGAATTAGTTCGTGCCGATGAATACCCAGATTCACAATTTCCAGTCATTGAAGACGGGAAATACTCAGGAGTGATCGGAGTTGGCGGCCTACTGCTCGCTAGGATACCTGAAGAGATAATTAAACAGAGACAAGAATATTATGCAGCACAGCATAATGAAAAAGAAAAAGCTCTGGATAATGATCTGATGAAGGAAGAGCACCCAAGTATGCCTATCGATATTGATAGACAGACTCGTGTAACTTTTGGTGGCTCAAAGAAATCTTAAACAATTTCCTAACCATTAAAGTTCAATTAAACCCGTACTGGAGGCCCGCAAGGGCAGGTACATTTATAAGGAGACTCTATGTCAAATAAAAACGAACCTTTCGGTCTAAGAGCGATCGGAAAAGTTGGTCAAAATAGAGATAACCAAGGTTTAAGTGAATATAGTATCGCTGCAAACTATGCGACTACTATTTATTTTCAAGATGCTGTAAAACCAGTAGCTGGCGGAACTATCGAACAAGCTGCAGCTGGAAACAGATTACTTGGATCACTTAATGGTGTTTTCTACACAGACCCAAATACAAGTAAACCTACGTTTGCTAATCACTATGCTCAAGTTGCAGCATCTGATATAGTAGCATTCGTAAGTGACGACCCATATGAAAGATTCGAAATCCAAACTGATATATCAACTGCTTCAGCGCAGACTGATGTATTCATGAATGCGGATATCGTTGTTTCAGCTGGTGTTGCAGCGAACTTTGTTTCTAACTCAATGTTAGATGACAATACGCTATCAACAGTAAGTGGTCAGTTAAAAATCATAGGTCCATCAACTAACATCGACAACAGTACAGTTGGCGCTGGTTATTTGAATTGGGTTGTGATGATTAACGAACACATATACAACTCTGCTACGGCAGGAATATAATAGTTAGAATAGGAGAAAAAACATGGCTATATCACGAGGACAACTAGTTAAAGAACTAGAACCAGGCCTGAATGCACTATTCGGACTGGAATATAAACGTTATGAGAATCAGCATGCTGAGATCTACACAACAGAAACTTCAGACAGAGCGTTTGAAGAAGAAGTTATGTTATCTGGTTTTGCTAATGCTGCAGTTAAACCTGAAGGTTCTGGCGTAACTTTTGACAATGCTCAAGAGACTTACACAGCTAGATACACTATGGAAACTGTTGCGCTTGCGTTCGCAATCACTGAAGAAGCGATTGAGGACAACTTGTATGATAGACTTGCGTCTAGATATACAAAAGCGCTAGCTAGATCTATGGCGAATACTAAACAAATCAAATCAGTAAATCCACTGATCAATGGTTTCGGAGGTGGTTTCACTTCTGGAGATGGAAGCAACTTGTTTGCAACTACTCACCCAACGATCGCTGGAACTGTGTCAAATACTTTGGCTACACAGGCTGACCTTAACGAAACTTCATTGGAGCAGTCTTTAATTGACATCGCTGCAATGACTGACGAAAGAGGTCTTAAAATTGCTGCTAGAGGAATGAAAATGATCGTTCCTTCTGAGCTTCAATTCCAAGCTGAAAGACTTATGAAGTCTCAAGGTAGAACTGGCACTGCTGATAACGATATCAATGCAATCGTTTCTATGGGAATGGTTCCTCAAGGTTACAGAGTGAACAATTTCTTAACTGATCCTAATGCGTACTTCTTCATTACTGATGTTCCTAACGGAATGAAGTATTTTGAAAGAACACCTATTAGAACAGCAATGGAAGGTGATTTTGATACTGGAAACGTAAGATACAAAGCTAGAGAAAGATACAGATTCGGTGTATCTGACTATAGAGGTATCTTCGGATCTTCAGGAGCAAGTTAATCGTAATTTTTTGTGGCGGGACATAGTCTCGCCACAATTAACTGATAGAAAGAATAATGGTAAAATTTCTAGTAAATATCTGGGCGTACGATCATCACGCTAAATTCAATGTTTTGGCTAATGATAACCCAGCCTCACTAGAACAAGCTATACTTGACAAGTTGGGAGAAAAAAGTATAGTTTGGGAATATCTTGGAATATCTTATGATAACAAGATAAACAGAATAACCTATGAGGAGGTTATAGATGGAAAAAATGATGCAACACTTACAGGACCTTTACCAACAAAAGAGGGGTCTAGATCTACAGTGGGAGCAAGAGCATCTTAAAGAGGGTAGATATACTCTCGATATGGTTAAGATAGATCGAAAAGTTCGAGATGTTTTAAGTCATATTAAGATGGCAGAAGCGCAAAGAGAACATATGCGTAATAAAGTTGAAGACTCTGCTCCGCAAGTTTCCGTAGCTACTTAAACAAAAAGCTACATCGTTGGAAAAATTCACTCCACACTACAGGCTCTCTTGCACTCTACTAAAAACTAGTGTATAAAAAACTCACTGTATAATTTAATTAGTTTACATAGACGCGTACAGTCGACGGCCTAGAGACTATGTGAACGGAAACTAGGAGAATAATACTATGGCAAATACAACTTTTTCAGGACCGGTCATTTCTAAAAATGGCTTTATAAATACAGGCCCTGGAGTAACAAAAGCAATTAATTCTACTGGCTTAGGTGCAGCTGGCTTACCGCTAACTGTAAATGCTCATGCTGGAAGAATTTTAATTTCACAAGACGCAGATGGTATCTACAAGTTACCAAGCATTAACACTAATGCTAATGGAGCAACAGCAGGTGATACTGATTATAATAACCTAAATAACGTTGGTGCTACATTTATGTTTTACATAGATACACTAGCAACTGATGTTCAAATTATAACTGATGGTGTGGATAAATTCACAGGCGCAGCTATGATTGCAGTGGATGATGGAGCTAAAAAAGCTTTCTTTC